GTATTAACAAATTGAATACTAAACTGCACATTATAAAGACCAGAATAGTCTACTTTTACTTTGTATCCATCTACTAAACTTGTGCCTAAAGAATAGTCTGTTGTATCAAGACTAATGTTTGCTGTAGCTGTTATAGTCGCTATACTTTGGTCAGTCGTATCTTGGAATGCACCATAAGGAAAGTATGAGCTTGCTGCTGTTTGTGTTTTAGGTTCTAGCCCAATATAAGAGTTATAACCTATACGTTCATCATAGATGGTTGTAGATGATGCACCACCTGCTACTAAAGTAATATCACCTGTGTTGTTAGACTTACCTTCTACAAGGTTGTTCACAATTTCAGCTACACTTCTAGCGTCACCACCTGTCCAAGGTAGTTTACGGTACATATCACGAGCCATTATCTCGTTCCTTGTTCAGAGTAATCTATATCCATACCAATTGCAGATGACCAGTTAGCACCTGTAGGTGTTAAAGCTACTCTATGGTAACGACCTGCACTTCTTATAGAGCATCTATCTTCTTGACTTGCTGTAACAGATGAACCATAAGTAATAGTGTCATCTAACATACGTCTGGAAGCCACAGAAACGCTTGCAGAGCCATTATCTACAGAAGGTCTGATAAGAGTAAGCACAGAGTTATAGCCGTATTCTAGGTCGTTAGTAATAATGTTTCCTGTAGCGTATGTGCCTGTGAATGTGATAATTCTAGTACCACGAACACCACCAAATAAGAACTTACCACCAGCATATAGTCTATCGTCTAGTGTTGTTACAAGAGTATCTATTGTTCTAGCTGCTGCTGCGGATGCTGCCATATCTATGGCTACACCTGTGCCTGAACCTACACCTGTAGCTGTAAATAATACACCTACTGTATTAGCTACTGCACCTATAAGAGTAAAGTCTGTTGAGCCTACTGTTCTAATAGTATATTGTTTTGTAGCTACAAATGCACCTGCTGTTACGTTGTAAGCAGAGTCAAGACCATCTAATGTTGTACCTGAAGTTGCTAATGTAGCTAAATAGTCTACATCTGTATCAGCTTCGCACCATTTTTGTGTTTCAAAATTATAAATAAGTAGTGAACGACCACCGGATACGTTAGCATAATTCCAAATAACTAAATTACGTTCAGGATCTACTGCTGCTGATATAGAGTCAATATCACCAATGTTGGCGTTGTTAAAAAAGTATCTATCTACTTTTTCTGAACCTATACCATTTAGTGTTTGACCATTGGTAGCATAAAAACCGTCATCTGATAAGAAGTAAGCTGTTCCTGCGTATTGTGCAATAGAGTTACCTTCTATACAGCCTACGTTACGAGAGATAGTGTCAAATTGAAATATAAGCGGTGAACCAATATATGACATTCTAACAATGGCTTTTTCTAGGAATACAATACCAAACTCGCCACCTACAATTCCATTTATATCACCGCCATCTGGGAGCAATTGGAAGTCACTTTGAGAAGTAGCTGTTGTAGTCCAAGTGCTTGCATCATTGATACCTGACCATTGTACTTTGTTAGGTGATGTGCCTGCGCCAATATTAGCTGCGACTACAAAGTCACGAACTGCTGTAATGTATTTAGCGATAGGTGCATCTGAACTTGCATCTGCAAAAGCTGTAGAGCTACTTACATCAAAAGACTGTATTTTTTCAGAGCCATTAGAAGCAAGTGCAAGACTACCAAACTGTAAGAATTGCCATCTATTTGTGCCTGTATATCCACCTGCTTTAGACTCGTCTACTAGAGATAAGTCAGTATTGTCTACTTTAAATAGTTTAGTAGCACCACCAGCAAAGATATATACGTCATTATTTACTTTAGCAGCAAAACAGTTATTAAGTGCTTCTGCTGCTGTACCTGAATAGTTTACTGCTGACTTAAACGGACCATATCCTACAGCTAAAGGAATAACGTTATTAGCTTCTGATACAGAGTCTAAAATGCTAGGTTGGTCAGGTAACCATTCTTTAAATGCTATGCGTTGTGTAGGCATGTTAAGCCTTCATAATAAATGCTAATGCGTAGTAAGGAACAAGGTTAGCATTAGTTCCGCTAGAACCTGTAGAAGCGTTTGTTGTAGCTACTGTAATACCTGTGGTGTTTGAATTTGTAGTGTAATTTAATCCTGTAGGTGATGAACTACCATCTGCTACCGTAGCAGATGACCCAGCTTCTGGATGTAATGGTCCAGAATGTGTATGACCAGGGTCTGTAACGGTAGATGTTGCAGTATGCGTATGGCTTACTACAATAGCGTCTTTACTACCACCTGTTTGTGTAGCAGAACCTGTAACTGTTGTTTTAGCTGTACCAGAGTCATCAGAAAAAGCACCAATTACAAATCTATTGCGCAAGTCTGGTGTTGAGCTTGTACCATCACATAATAGCCATCCACTAGGAATAGTAGCAATAGAACCTGACCACATCATAATCATACCAGCTACAAAAGCATTGCCCCATGTAGGTGTATTGCTTCCACCTGCGGATAGTAATACTTGACCTGAAGCTCCTGCAGTTCCGTCTAATTGAAAACCACCTGTAGCATTAAATGTACCTGCTACTGTAAATGGGTCACCACTAGAGCCATCTTGTTGGTTTTTTAGTAACGACATTAAGCTACGAATAGCATTGTTTAAGTTAGCTGGTGAACAACCTTCAGCAATATTAATATTAGTTATATCGGTATTGTCTGCTGCTGTTGCGCTAAATTCTGAAATTTTGGTTTTTGCCATTTTCTATCCTTGTTGTAACCATGTGTTAGATGGTGTTTGTGTATCTTCCCAATAATTACCTAAGTCTAATACGTATCCTTCTTCCCAATAAACTGGTATTACATAATATTGTAATTCTCTGTTTGTCCATGTATTAGATGGGTATCCAATTTGTGTCCATGTGCTAGTAGTCGCTGGATCGTCAGTCCATGATCCAGTTGTATATGGAACATCTGACCATTCTTCACCTAGTATTTTGCCAATAGCAGTTACATATCCGTAACCTTGTACAAAACCTGTGCCACTATATATTGCATTAGGATATGCAGATACTTCTGCGTAAGTGTTAATATGTGCATCACCACTATATTCAACACCACCTAAACCTGTAACTGTTGCAATGCCATCTATACTTCCACTAGATGTTCTAACACGAGTAGCGTCAGATGTAACTGAAGCACTTGCTGTAATAGAACCGCTATCCGTTCTAATTCTTGTAGCATTAGTTGTAACTAAAGCGTTGCCTGAAATACTTGCATTTCCACCAAATATGCCATTACCTGTAGCTACAATAGTAGCTGTAGCATTGATATAGGCAGATGATTGTTGTACTCTTATACCTACTGCTGTAACAGTAGCAAAAGCATTTATTTCTGCATTAGCAAATATATCAGATGAACCATCTGCTGTGACTGTAGCAGTACCTACGATAGAAGCAAATGCAGATGCTTCGTAATTTCCAATTGCTGTAACTAAAGCAAAAGCTGAAATAGCACCAGATGATGTTCTAATTCTAGTGCCATTAGCTGTAACAAAAGCAAATGCAGTAATAACTGCACCAGCGTCTACAAACCTAGTATCACCTTCTGCGTAACCATAATCCCAGTAGTCGTAGTCAACATAGTTTGTTGCCATATTAACTACACTCCTTTATTATTCTGGTTTATCTTCTGCTTTAGGTTCAAGTGCCTTTTTAAGCAAACCTACAAAAGCATCACGACCAATAGATAACTGGTCTAAATTAAATTTGCTTGATGCTATTTTTCTATCTAAGTCTGCTACATGATTAACAAGCGTTTTTTGCTCGTCTGTCATGTCTTCAAAACTGTATTCAATATCATCTATCACAACTGGTGTCTTTTTATTTTCTGCCATTTGTTTTTCCTTTTAAATACCACCTTTAAAATGGTAGTGGTGGTGTTACTACCGTTGGGGTTTTCTTTTCATCTATCTGTGCTTGTACACTAGCTTCTGTTTCATCTTTGTTTACAGATGCCCATACCCAACCTAATACTTGGTCTTTAGTTAAGTCTGCATAAGGTGTATAAGGTGCTGATGGGTCTAGTGTAACACCACAAGAACCATATACTCTACCAGAGTAATCACCATCTACACCTGTACAGTCCCAATGTACTGTAAATACTACGTCTTGTTTTCCATCTTTTTCAGGATAAGCGTTAAGTTGATTGATGTTCCAGTTTGTTGTCATGTTATTTTCCTTGTAATTGTGCTTCTAATGTTTCTACTTTAGCTGATAATTCTTGAATAGCTTTAGTTAGTAATGGGATAATGTTTTGATAAGCAACACTCATATACTCACCACCTTGCTGCACGATACCATCTACATAGTTTTTACCTTCTAAAGCTACAAGTAATTCTTGAGCAATAAAACCTGTTTGTGTGCTTTGGTCTTTTGACCATTCTTCTTTGTATTTATATGTAACTGGGTTAAGTTTATTAACTACATCTAAACTAGAGTCTATAGAAACAATATTTTCTTTAATTCTAGCGTCAGAACCGTTTACATAAGCACCAGCACCCCAAACACCTGTACCATTACATTGTAAGTTATATGCGCCTTGGTCTGCTGTTCCAGCAATATATACTTCACCACCAGCTGTTATACGCATACGTTCTGTTATTGAACTAGTTGAACCGCCTGTATAGAACGATATTCTTCCACTTGTTGCTAAACTTGATATATCTAAAGAATCTGTAGATACATTTAATCCATATCTAGCTGATCCGCTTGCATATATAGATACAGAAGGTAATCCTGCTGTACCACTAATCCCAGCAGAAGAACCAAAATCTAATTTTGCACCAGGACTACTAGTACCAATACCAACATTACCACTAGAGTCTATACGCATACGTTCTGTTCCAGTACCAGAGCCACCAACAGCAAAAGATAATCCACCACCACCAACAGCCGCAAGATATGTTGCATTGGTATCGCATACCAAATTTGTTGCAATTGTCCCATTGCTAGTTGTAAATTGAAGTGTTCCACCTGCAACAGTACTTCCACCTTTAATTCCTAGTTGCGTATAGTTTGCATATAATTGAGTAATAGCTCCAGTATTAATCCCTACATTACCACTAGAGTCTATACGCATACGTTCTGTATCTGTGGTAGATAAAATTAAAGGTATTGCGGTAACACTTCCAACAAACATTGATGCTGAGCTAGTAATAGCAAAAGCTGTATGTGTTCCGCCAACCATCATGCTTAATCCACTTGCATTAGTGCCATTTGTTGTAATTCTTGTTTGATTGGTTAAAGAAATTGGACTCGCAGTACCTATACCTACATTACCTGTAGAGGTAATACGCATTGACTCTGTGCCACCTTCAGTAAAGGCTATGGTGTCTGCTGCTGGGAAGAATATACCTGTATTAGTATCACCTGTTGTAGTGATAGCTGGTAATGATACTGTGCCTGCTTGTACTGTAGTTACACCTGTGGCTGATAAAGTAGTAAATGAGCCAGCAGCAGCCGTATTAGCTCCAACAATGCCATCAAAATTAGCAGCATTAATACGACCACTTACACCTAAGCCTCCAGTAATAACTGCTGTACCTGTTGTTGTAGATGTAGATGCTGTTCCTGCTGTAAATGTTGTAGCTCCACTAGATGATAGTGTAGTAAATGCGCCAGTAGATGCAGTAGATGCTCCAATAGTAGTGCCATTTATACTACCGCCATTGATAGTAGCAGACGTAATAGTTAAAGACGAAGCAGTATTGCCACTTTGTAGTTTATCTGTATTTAGGTTGGTAAAGTTAGAGTCTACCTCTGTCCATGTAAGCGGACTTCCTTTACCAACTCGTGTGACTATTGTTGACATTTATTTTCCTTTTTATCTGTCATTCTCAAATTTGCGTTAGGATATACTAGGATAATGTAACTGAAAGGTTGCCAGTTGCTATCTTAAAAATATCGCCAATATCAATAGTTTTAGATGCGTCTAATGCTGTATGGTAAAGTAAGTTACCTGATGATAAAGCATCATTTAAACCTATCCAGCCTACTGTTCCCCATGAAGCTGTAGCTTGTGGGAACTCTACTGCTGCAGAGTTATTAGTAGCACCGTTAGAAGGCGCATCAAATGTGACTGCTGTTCTAGCGTAAGAACCACCTGATACTTCTGTACCACTACCTGCGTCTGTAGGGTCTGAAGTCCATAGTGATACATAGACTGTAGCTGGTGATGTAAATGTAGTTGCTCTTAAAGTTGCGTTGATAAGAGCATTTTCTAGGTAGTTTGAAAATTCGGACATAATTGTTTTCCTTTATAAATTAACGTGGTGTTACACTAAGAGTAGTGTACGGATATGTTTGACCAAGATCACTAGTTTTAATGTTAGCAATTGCTCTATCGTATAAAGCAGACCATGTCGCTATTCTTGCGTCATTCATTAAATACGGTTCTGCCTCTGCTAGAGTTGCATAAAGTAAAGCATCTGGGTAGTTAGCTAAAAATAAGTTACTAGATACTAATGATGAAATAAATTCTGGTTGAGCATAATATAGAATTTGTACGGTATCAGTACCATTAGGTGTAGGAGCTAGTTTAAACTCTGCACCAAGCATAGTAAAGTAATGTGCAAAACCTGATAATGTAGTTTGACCGTTACGGAAGAATAAGTCAGGTGACTGATATTCTAGTCTAATAGGTGGATTACCTTGTAAGTGTATTTCTCGTACCTCTAACATATCTGAAGGTAAGGATACTGTGCCATCTGTAGTTGTAATAGTAGATGTAGCTACCTTTAGCATCTTTTCTGTTCTTAAATCACGTGACATTCTAAACTGTGCTAATTGTACAAAGTCTGGAACAATGGTGTTTAAGTCTGTTCGTGCTAAGTAGCTTTCTACTGTTGCAACAAACGTGGTGTAGTTAGTTAATGCCATCTAATTGTCCTTTTAATCTATCCCAGCACTTGTCCATCTCATCTTTATGCCATTCACTAGCAGCTAATGAGCTTAACCATGCTGTTCTGTCAAAATATGTTAAGTTTTCTATGTCTTTAATGTTATTGGATACAGGGTTTGCAGGGCTATAAGGTGAACCTATGACAGGTACACCACGAATAAGTGCTTCTACATCTGCGACACTA